CATACCGTCACGCGGACGAGGTGCTACTACCAAACGGGACAGAGCAGCCATTACCAGAAACTGATGGCGCTATCGTAGTCAAGGTGCGCCCTCGCAGTTATGAAGTCGTACCTGCTGACGTTACAGAGTCGACCTTCAAATTTTTTAGGCACATACAGGTTGCGTGGCGGTGGCAACACGAAGCAAGCAAAGATGTACTCGGTCGTCCAATCCGTCCGATCGCAGAAGAGGTAGGTGCATAATGCCAATCCTTACATTACAACGCAAACTCACCGAGGTTGGTCGTATCCGTCTTGGTGCCAAGTCAGGCAAAGGTGCACCAACAAAACTCGAAAACTTTCGCCTCACCAGCAAAAGCAAAGAGGCAATAGATGCTGCTGCCGAAGTATACGGTGGCACAGTCGGTACGTGGTCTGGCCCGGACGGGCAAGAGTACGAACTAATCACAGAGACCAATACGCTTGACGTAGTTGTCCCACCAGGCAACGCCCTCTCCCAATGGTATGAGATGTGGTCTGGTGCAGGATGCCAACGTCGTTGCGACGGTCAGACAGAAACACTATCAGGCAGCCCATGTAAGTGCCCAACAGATCAGGCACAACGTACAGAGCTGTCAGGAAGGGGGCAAGCATGCCGCCCAACAACACGCCTATCAGTAATCCTACCGCAAGTACGAACAGTGGGAATCTGGCGCCTCGAAACTCACGGCTATCACGCAGCAACAGAACTCGCAGGTGTGGCAGAGTTATTGGAAAGAGTAAGTGCAAACGACCGCTACCTACCCGCTACCTTACGTCTTGAACCACGCTCGTCAAAGAAGGGTGGCAAGACATCACGCTTCGTTGTACCAGTACTTGAAGTAGGAGCAACCGTACAGGAAGCTATTGCTGCATCTGCCGGTACAGAAATCCCACAGGTTGAGTATCGTAAGATGCCAAGTGTAATGACACAGACCCGTGCTGCAATCAGTGAGCCTGACTTCGACAATGATGAAGAGGTTGTAACAGAACCTATTGTCAAGGTTGTTGAGGCTAAGCCCGTAGTAGAAGAGCCGCCACTTGACGACAACCCATTTGGTCTTGATGAACCGTCACCGGTAGATGAGCCAGTTGCTGCCGCTAAACCAAAAGCTATCAACTACACCACCCGTATCCAGATACTGCGACGTGAACTCGGCTTGACCGACGAGCAGTACAAAGCAGGTCTATCCAAGTACGGTGTATCCTCATCAAAGGATCTCACACCAGAACAAGCAGCAGAAGTTATTGAGAAGTTATCGGCAGCCGTGGCAAAAAAGAAAGCCAGCCAATGACGGATCAATACCACCTACCGCTTGATGAGGCGCTAACCAAAGCCGGTATCTCCAAGACAGTGTTCAAGGAGTTTACCGGTTACAATGACGCCAAGATTGAGAAGCTGCAAACCTTTGGTGTCGACATTATCGAAGCCGATAAGGTAGCAACCACACTCGGCTATCACCCGTCCGAACTCTGGGTAGGGTGGGGCGACCTGCTGTTCCAAGTGCTGCAATGGCGCGAGGAAGACCCCTATGAAAACCAATGAACTGAACGTGTTCTTTCAGCAGCCATCAACGCCGCTGTCTTTGAACAAGTCCTATTCGATGCACTGGTCTCGTAGGCGTAGTCACAACAACGACTGGCGTATGGCGCTGCGAGAGGCTTACATAAAGCGTACAGCAGTGTTCGAGTTACCTGTCGCGCCGGTGCACATCGAGTTCACCTTCACGTTCCCAAAGAACGCACGGCGCGATCCGCACAACTGGGTGGCCCAAGCCAAGCCTCTGGTAGATGAACTCGTCGTACTCGGTCTCGTACCGGACGACACAGCAGAGTGGGTATCTGTGGCAGAACCCAAACTCCGCATCGACAAAGATAACCTCTGCCACGTGAAGATAAGTCTGCGAGACACTAATGGAACTTCTTGACACACAGGGACCAAGACTGGCCAACCTATCAGCGGAAGCCGCTCTACTCGGTCACCTCATAAACCACCCTACCTCACTTGATCTCGTCACCGAACATCTCGGACCTGCCGATTTCAGCAACTCACGCAACTCTGCTATCTACTCCGCAATCTGTATCGACGCCGTTGAGGTGGGTACAGTAAGCCTTGCCTCTATCGTGGAGCAAATGCGTAAGGACGGCTCACTCGGTGAGGTTAGCGAGGGCTACCTACACAACCTAACCAAAGCTGCCTGCGACGAGAAGGAACTGAAACTAAACGCCGCTATCATCATTGACCTATCAGCCAAGCGTGAGAAGATGATGGCAGCGCAGTCAGTCGTAGCAGCAGTTGCCCGTGGTGAGGACGACACAATCGCCTTCGATAAGTTGCTTGCTGTCCAGGATCGCCAGGTCACCGACGGTGATGGCTTCGCCAAGTTAGGCGACACCATGAAGGACATCATCAGCGGTAACTACACCCGCATTGAACCAACCATACTACGCCGCAGCGATGGTCAGCACCTAATCTATGCTGCCAAACTATCCTGGGTATCAGCCCCACCAGAGGCATTGAAGTCGTTTGCCATGCTTCTTGCCAGCGTACAAGAGATGCAAGCCGGTCGTCCAGTTGCCTACGTGGACTATGAGGACGACGCTTCTACAATCTGCGAGCGCCTTTACAAAGTTGCGGTAGGTCAGCAACTCGATAACGCCGAGGAACTCGTGATGACATGGGTAGCCGGTCCGCTCTATGCAGACGGTAGCCGCGACGAGTCAAAGGCACTGTTCCACTACATCGCAGCTGGCCGCGCCTTCGACATGAAGATGCGATCCATACTACTCAAAGTCATCAAGCGTGGTGCACAACTGATAACCATTGACGGTTGCGCCAGTGCCCTGGCATACGCTAACCTAAACGAGAATGACAACAGCGATGTGAACCGTTGGATCTCAACTCTCTGGCCACTGACAAACGCCGGTGCAGCCGTAGTGGTAATCGACCACGTAGTCAAGAACACCCAACCAGGTAGTGGTGCATTCGGTGCTCGCTCACCTCGTGGTGCCGGCTCAAAGTTATCTGCGGTATCCGGTGCTGCTCTTATGTTCTCCGTGCTCGACGCACCCAGCGCATACAGCGACGGCAAAATCGAAATCACCGTGGCTAAGGACCGGCCTGGCCGTATTCGTGTACAGAAGCGTAGCGGTAAGCGCTTAGCCGGTGTACTGATGAGCAAGCCAATGGAGGGTGGGCGTGAGGGTATCCAACTCACTATTCACCCAGCCGAAGAAGTCAGCCAGATGGTCGAGCAAAAGCGCTTCGACCTGGTATGTGCAGAGCACATCTCCAAGATCGTCAAGGAACTCGGCCCAATCAGCAAGACAGAAATCCGCAAGGTTCTCAAAGAACGTGCTGACGCAAAAGGTACTTCTGGTTTCAGAACAGAGACTACCGTAGCAGCCATGAAGTTCCTTGCTGACAATGGCTATGTCCGCATGGAGAAGAACGAACGGCAAGAGATGCTTATCTCCCTGATTCCATACGAAGCCACTCACGGCGACAAGCACGCCGATGACATTGGCTATGAGGAGTCGCCCTTCTAATGAGGTTTCTTACGCTGTCCCAAGATGAGCTGTCCGTTCTCGCAGACACAGTTCGTCTTGGGCTGCGCAAGAAAGCAACGGAGGAGCAGCGCCTTGCTGCTGACCAAGCACGCACGTCCCTTATAGAAGCCTACGCCCCTCTGGTGGTGAGGCTATCTGACCGGTATGTGGGTAAGCTCGGTCGGCAGGAGGCGCTGTCCGCCGCGTTCTACGGTTGTGCTCTTGCACTAAACTCATGGAACCCAGACAAAGGCGCACTGCCATCTTGGATACGATTGTATTGTAAGTCGTCTCTGATCCGTGAGGTAGACAAGCAGCAACACATCCGACTACCACAAACAGCAATGGCCAAGAGAGCCAAGATAGAACAGTTACGTGGTCAGCAAGTTAGCCTTGACGACATTGCACACTTGGTTGGTATGACACCAGATGAGGTCACCGACCTTGAACAGACAGCAAAGGTTACGACGCTTGTTGATGAGACGCATGACCGGGCTGTTGACGACGCAAGCGAGCACGCTCTTGCTGCACACCTTGCAACACAACTTCTCGATACTCTCGACGCTTTGGGCAAGTTCGTTTTGTCTGCGCGTTTCGGTGTCGGGTATAACGGGTTAGTCCACTCGTATGAGGAGCTGTCAAGTTTGATGGGCCTTTCGGTATCAGAGGTTGCCGTTATTGAGGCTAACGCTCTTCGTCATCTTCGTCAAGAAGCTGCACCAGTTTGATCGTAAGGGCGGCAAGGTCTTCACCGGCTAAGCCAGGGTGTACCCGTGCCACCTCGTCAGCAGCGTCCCAGAATGCTTTGGTTGGTTTACGATTACCCTTTTCCAGTTCGTAGTAATCTAAGAAGTCCGTCATGGTTGGCAGTGCCCCATACCATAACCAGTCTGGGCACTCACCCTCGTGAACATGGCAAGACGTATTCTTGTAGATACGCCGGCCACAACCACCACAATGAAAGCATAGATCCTTACGGGCTTTCAGTCTCTTGCCACTGGTTACCTCACCAAGATCGGCATAGGCCACAAAGGTATGGAAGCAAGAGAGGTCGCAAAAAGGCAAAGCCGCCCCTTCTCCGGTCTGGACAAGAAACGGCAATGCCTTCATGCAGTAGTAGGTGTCTTATGCGGCCACCTTTGGAGCGATGACCTTAGCCCAATCAGTACCCAAGTTCAAGACGCTGCCGTCCTGGAACTCAATCTGGATACGGCGGTAGTCGGTGTGCCAGCCAAGATCAGCCAACTGGTAACGGTTGAGAATGTCAGTGACGGGGCTGATACGGATCTGCTTGATGTGCGAGTTCACGGTCCGATACACACCGAGACGATGATCGGGATTGTTCCATGCCTGCTCAAAAACCACAGACCCATTGACAATCTGCTTGACCAGCTTGGTCCGCACGAGGTTATCCCCATCCATTTTGTCAAGGTCATCCCGCATGGCTTGGATTACAGCCCTGATACCCACTTGATCGTACCTGCTGGCTGCTTCAAGTTCCGCCTCCTTAGCCTCAATCTGGACAAGAAGGGCATCGCGCTCTGGATTCTCCTTTGGCTTTTCTTCCAGCGCCTTAGAGACCCGGCTCATCTCAATGGGATTGGATAACCAACGCTCCACCATCTCATAGACAATCTGGTCAAGACCAGTCATAGTGATTGTGTTGGATACGCAGGTTCCATTTGTCCTGTGATTACAACGGTACTTTGGATAACGCCCACCCTTGCCATTGCCGCCAGTACCACCAACCATGCCATTGCCACACTTTGCGCAGACAACGAGACCAGTAAGGCGAGTACTTGAACGCTTTGCACGCTTGACGTACTTCTTATCCAGTACCGCAATAGCTGCGTAGAACTTCTCGGCAGTGACAACCTGCTCGAAAGCAATGATTGGGTTACCGGCCTTGTCTTTCGCAATGTGCTTCGCATTGAAGCGCGACCAAGACTGCTGGCCAACCTTATGTGTCTGGAAACCAGCATAGCGAGCATTGCGAATCATACCATGCAGTGTGCGATTATCCCAGCCGTTCTTGCTACCACGGCGTGAGGGAATGCCGAGACCGTTGATCCAGCGAGCTATGCTTGCCGTGCTGTTGCCCTCGATTACCTTATCGTACAGTAGGTTTACGAAAGCAGCCTCACTCATGCCGTCTGGTAGGTAGTCGGTTGGGTCGTGGTTCACAACCAAAGTAGGGTGAATCTCCCCTTCCTTGATGACGCGCTTGAAACCAATCGGCGTGGGGCCACCGCGAAAGTAGCCCTCGTCAGTACGACGCTTGTGGGCGTCAGTAGCACGCTGCTTCAAGTGGCGGGCTTCACCTTCCGCAACACGCACCAGGGATGTGAAACCCCAGTCGTGGTTACGGTCATGAATGTCCAAGTACGGTGACTGCTGAATGTGTAGGTGCACATTACGCTCACGTAGGATCGGCAGCACACGGTTCCACACTTCTTCCAGACGGGTAAACCGGTCAAACATGTAGGTCCAGATGTGAATAGGATTGTCGCCCTCAAACATCTCGATGAACTTGATCATCGCGTCAAACTTAGGGCGGACAATGTTCTTGGACGCAGAGCCATTCTCCGGTACTTGTATGTGCATGTCATTATTGAAGTCAATGACAAAGCCCATAGCTGTTGCCATTTCGGTAGTCTGCTGGTTCTGGCGATCGATAGACACAGACTCCTTCTTGCTGCGTGATAAGCGCAACTGAAAGAAGTGGATTGGCTCGGCATCTGGATTGACGACGCGTACATTGGAAGCCTTGTATGTAATAGAGTTCTGCTTGATCAGGTCCGTTTCTATTTGGGTACGACGTCCTCCCAGCGGACGGTGCTCCAACTGGGTACGTGCCTTGATGTCAGCAAGTAGATCCTCGACGCTTGTCAAGTCTACGTTATTCTGGTTCTTGCTCATTTTGAATCTCCTCTGGTTGGTCGTTGGTTGGAGCCGCAAGGACCATTGTGGATAGGATGAAGTTGAGGCCGGCCAGTAGGTTGGCCTGCATCATTGGGGTAGCTCTCTCGGCTATGTAGTCAGCGATCAAGGTTGGGATAGATTCTCCCTCGGGGGTGGGTATGTGGGTCATGCCCCATACGGTGCGGCCCCCTGGCGGTTTGGCACATGCCCCGTGCTTTCTCGACAACTACTACTGGTAGTAGTTGCTCTAAAAGCACCGTGCCTTTATGAGTGGTCTTACGGCTCTACGACATACTATTCGGGGCCAGACCCCCAAAAGCAAGAAGCCCCACCACCCCACACAGATGAGGGTTGATGGAGCGGATGCCACCTCAATGAGAGAGTTGAGGCAGGGGGCTTCCTGTTGTCTTAGTGGATTTCGATCTCGCCATCCTCATCCGAGACGACAAGGCCGTACGCCCCATCGTAGGGGTTGAGCCAGCGGAGCAGGACGGGCAGGGTAGCAGCTACACCGGCGGAGGCATAGGTCTTCCAATCGTCAAGGCTAATCGAGAAGACGTCCCCAGCATCCAGCACCTTGCCAATGACGGCAGCTGCAAAGATAGCCAAAAGGACGCGAGCGTAAGAGGCTAACATAGCCAGTGAGGTATCTGTCATGGTATTCCTGTTCTGGTGAGGACACTCACCGTATGAGTTTTTGGCAGAGTTGCAGTTGCTACACAGCACCTGAAACTGGTCAGTAGGCCATTGCCCTGTCTTGTGACGTAGGCTACGGACTATCTTGACTACCGGCGCACCTTTGGCGGCTCTCCGGTCAGCTTGCCCCCCGCCGTTGATATGATCGAAGGTGAGAAAGCGGTGGTCTCTCTCGCCGCAGCAGCGGCAGATGGGTCGCCCATTGGCTATGCCAGCAAGAGCCTCATAGCGTAGGTTGGCCCGGTATCCGGGTTTATCGGTCACACCTATACAAGTGTCTGTCCGGCCTGACTTGGCACCTGCTGTGCGCTCTCTTCGAGGTATTGGGCAGCCAGGGCAAGGGCTACCTCCTCGGGGAACTCTGGGTATGCCTCACGAAAGACGGCAGACAATCGTAGCACCTCGGCATCTGCGGGGCTTACAGGGCCTTCTGGGGCCATTTGAAGGGCATTCTGGGGCAAGCCTAAAGCTTCAGTTCCAGGGGCAGGTTGAGCCGCTTGTAGGGCCATCAGTGGGTTCTGAGCAGGTTGAGCCTGAGCCTGTGGTTGAGGCATAGCAGGCAGGGCTACGGGCTGGGGGGTAGGCGGGGCTGGTTGGACAGTGCCGGCTTGGGCAGCAGTCCCAGCCTGGGCAGCAAAGCCACCCTCCGGACCACGGCGTCGGACTCGGGAAAGGGAGGCGTAGAGACCTGATACTGGATCGTTGTTAGCCATTAGCCCACCTGCTGCATAGTCAGAACCGCAGAAGCCACTATCGGTACTACCCCAGTTGCCACCTCATGCCAAAGGCTGATGTTAGTGTGGTTGGTTGACCAAGCCAGTTGCAGATAGTCGCCAGCTACCAAAGTCAAGAAATAGTCACGGCTGGTCACTTGGTATTCAGAGTTGGTTGTCACGCTTTGTCGAATACCAGTCTCGGCTACATTGTTGCCATTGACCTTGAACCATACGTGAGTATGGGCGCTACTACCACCACCACCGCTGTTGTGAAACTGCAAGGCATACTGGACATTGTACAAGCCGCTGTTATCCACATAGAACCTATTGCCACTCGCCAACCTCATACCGCGTTCAAAGTCGGTGGAGTCAAATCCCACAATGAGTTCAACATCGGGAGTAACACCAGCAAACTGATCGACAAGACTCTGCCATGACCCATTGGGTACTTCGGAGAGACTGCCGATTTCGGGCTTGTACGTGATTGGCATACTTATCCCACGTTCAGCATGCGGACGTCACAGTTACCACCGGACGCCTGAATCCAAACTGCACCAGCGCCGTCTTGCACAATCTGTGGAAACTCGTAGACCGCACCGACCGGGAGTTGAATACCTTCGGTTGTGAGGTTTGTGCTGGTTGCGCCAAGATACAGGATACCAGGACCGAGGTTCTGGATGACCGGCATTTGGGTTGCGGTGTAGCCGGTGTTGTATGCACCTTGTGCTACTGTGATGGTTGCCATGTTAGGTTCCTTTCCTTAGGCAGATCGACGGACCATGACGCGGATTGCTGTGCTGCCTCCGCCTTGACAGTTTGTAAACGAGGTTGTAGCGGGGAGGGTTCCACCAAAAGAGTTGATCTGTTCCAAATAAGAAAGACCACCACTATTGGCTGTTTGGCTACCCGGACCCTTTCTGTACATGTTTACAAAGTCTCCCGTAATGTTAGTTACGAGTGGTGTTCGGCCGGCAGCACCGTCAGTACCACCTGATTGGTTTAGTCCAGTAGCAATCCAGTAGAGCACACCGCCGGTAAGAACCTGACTTAGACCAGTAATCTCCAAAGCACCAGGTGCAGTTGGTGTCGCTGGGTCAATCGTAACGGTTCCAAAGTTTGCAAGCAGGGTAGCTGGGTAGTTATCCACGCTGCTGTAAAGACCAAGCCGATAGTAGTGGGCATCAACGCAACTATTCATGTTGACGAAGTTGATACCGATACGGTCGAGCGTCATGTTGTAGGCAGGCTTGAACGGTAAGTACGCTATGTGCCTGGGTAGGGTGTGCCGATAGTTGACTCCGGTGACGATAGATCCAAGGTCATTTCCCATAGGACGCATGTAACGATTGACGTCCACAAGCGGCAGGGCGGTTGTACTATCCGCACCCGTCGATGTTCCCGGTGTAACAGTACTGTATACGAATGGCATTATATGTCTCCTCCGGTTAGCTCGACTACGTGCGAGTGTAGCATCCCACCTATAGGGACCGACCCGTCAGCCCGCACCTTCTTACGACGTACAAACTTGGCTATGTCAGCAGCCTTGACCCCCGGCGCCACCTCAAAGTGCATCTGATCCACAGCCCTGGTGTAGTCACCACCCCAACGAACCAAGCCCTCACAGTCAGCCACGATGGCCTGACAAGCGGCTACCTGCTTCTTGGTCATGTTTCGCTTGAACATCGGGAACTTCTGCCAGTTCAAGTCGATGGCAGTACCACTGGCATGGTTACTGAACTTGGTGGTCCCGTCAATCTTACGGTAGTTATACCCACCCTCATCCTGAAACCCGGTCTTGTTGTTCAGCCGCAATGAGCTGACTTCCTTGTCGAACCGGACAGCCACATAAGCGAGCAACTTAGCAGCATCCTTGTGTAGCCGCAGTGGTATGTTGGTCCGGGCAAGCCGAATCACTTTCAGTTTCTTATCTGACTGGTCTTTGATTACTGGCCAGCCGTTCTCGCTATTTGGCATCGGTCCTCTTCGCTTTCGGTGTGTACTTCTTTCGCCTGGCTAACTCTTCTTCAAGGGCCGCTACCTGGCTTTCCAGTTCTGCTACCTTCTTACGTAGTGAACGGTTCTCCTTGTGCAGAGCATCAAGTTCTTTGAGCTGCTTGCGGGCGTCTTCGAGATCTGCCTTCGCCTGTGTCAACTGCTCGATCAAAAAGGTTGTCTGCTCGGACAGGTATGAGATAGACTGTCCCTGTGTATCCAACGCGGTCGATAGGTTCTCTATGCTGGCACGCAGGTCGTCTGCAGTGACATCCACATTGAACAGCCGCTTGAGCCAAGTAAGGGCTTTTGATCTCCCCTTCTTGGTGCGCAGGTATGCGTAGAGAGCAGCAGGTGCTGCTACAAGAATACCAACGATAGTCTCTAACATACCGGCCCTCCTATGACCTCAACTATCGGCAGACGCCGACATTATGCGAAGTAGCCAGATTCTGCTAATGCCCTGCCTCGGCGGATAATGTCAGGGACTTCCATACCGGCATTAGTTGCCGCCTTGACAAACTCCTCCAACTTCTTTTCATTGATACGCTGGCGTCGTGCCGAGGTTGTGATCTGCTCCTCGACATATCGATACCGGCTTGCCACCTCACCAGCTTCCGTCTCGGGCGTGACGGTCGTGATGGGTGCCGCCAAGCCTTTTGACAGAATAGAGCTAAACAACTTCTCGTCCTCGTTGGATAGGTTGACCTTGAACCCTGCAGCCTCAAGCGCGGCTTCGATAGCCGGCAGTGTAGTACGGTCTTGTGTAGTGGCCATCGGAAGCACGGTCTTGAATACATCAAGCCACTTCTCATCAACCTTATAGACTTGATCTTCAGGATCCCACAAAGGCTGTGCTGACGGCACAAAAGGCGCAATCATCGTTGAGATAGCTTGATACCACGCCGGAGCCTCAACACCTTCTGCACTGTAAGTCCTACCTGTGTACAAGTTTTTCTCAGCAGTGTACTGAATGAACGCTTTGACAAACGGGTTCATACCAGACTGAAACTCTTCGAAGTCAACCGAAACCGGCAGCGCACCCTTACCCTCAGTAAAGTACTTATTGAGATCGAGTATGGGAGACTCAAGACGAACAGCAAGTGGGTTATTTGGGTCAGCACCGAGCACGTTCATTATCGGCTCCAACTTACCCTGTAACTCAGGGTTTAGCATAAAGGCATAAGCCTCCTGCGCATACTCCGGCATAAAATACATGTCGCCATTCGGATCACCAATAATACCCTTCACGGTATCCCAGCCCTCCAAGACCGTGTTGAAAGTACCAGGCTGATTCACAAGCATACGAAACTGTAAAGGTATATTGTACCTTGTCCAGGTGTAGAATGGCAAAACAAAACGACCTAACGACCGCTCAGCCTCTGTAAGATTGGAGTAATCAAAGTGCGCAAGACGCATCAGCCCAACAGCGTTTTGCTTACCAGCTTCGGTCGTTCCGTACTTGCGAAGACCCGCTGAGATTGCCGCGCCTCGGTGGTACTCTTCCATGTTCTGATTGAGATCGCGGACAAGTTGCACTGGGCGTAGGTTGAAAGTTCTGCCGTTAGCCTTGATATCGACACCAGCATTCAAGTATGCCTCTGTTGCCTTCTGAAAGACGCTTCGTGGGTCTTCTTCGGTCGGAGCTACTGTTGCTTTTGCGCCGCGTATGAACGCAGCACCAGTGCTCTCGTCCTCCCCGCGCTGTACAACAAACGTAGGCTTCTTTATTGATACCTTAGCGCCGGTTAGTGGAATGGTTACCTCGACACGCTCAGCACGAATAGGCTTGCGGTCGTTGCGAATACTAATCCAGTCTGTGTCGCTATTGAGTAGGCTCGCCAAGTTTGCGTCGCGTTTCAAACCAGAGTACATGGCTACCGACTGGTATGGATCATATACCCCGCCCAGCTTCATGGCGTCGTAAAGCACATCAAGTGTGCCGTCGTAGTCACGTGATTGCATTTGTGACAGACGTTCGATAATGGTCTGGTTACGTATCTTTGCCACAGTATTCACGGTCACTTTACCAGCATTGAGAATATCGACTCTTGCCAGCGCAGCTGCTTCGTCTACAAGTTTACCCTCGTCAATCAACTTCTCAAGGTATTCTGTAGCCTTACTTCCACGCAAGGTCTCAAGCGGCGATAGCGCAAGATCAGTTGTTAGCCGTGTCCACCAGACTCTATTCATATCAAGATAACTGTCTGCAGACGCGTCCGCCACCATCACGCCATTGAACGTCGCGCCGATACCATTTCTACCAACGAAGCCAGGACCACCACCAAAGGTTGCGCCGGTACGGAAACCTTGTGTGGCTGCATTTAGAGCATTGATGAACTTGGTTTGCATATCGTCGTCAAGAGCATGGCGGGTATTCATGGACAACCACTTACCCATCACGTCGCGTAGGTTCTGACTTGCAATGGTACCGACCAGTTCATCTGGTATGCGGGCTACGCCTTTGATGTTATCCTTGTCAAGTGCGCCTAAGTCTGAAAGGTTGTACAGCTTCTTGAGTTCACGATCTGACGTACCAACCAAACCAAGAGTATCCTCCATGTATTGCTGGAAGGCTTTGCGCTCGACGTTCTTTTCAAGTGTTGCAGTACGAGTTCGTGGACCCTCCTTGACAACCTTCATAGCGTCTCTCTTGGCTGTCTCAATGTCGCGGCGACGCTGAGCCGCACGCTGCGTATCACCCAGGTCTACTGCTTCATCGTACTGATCAAGCAACCTACGATAGTTTGCCAACGCCTTCGGCTCCATTACTGACTCGATGTAGACGTCGCCAAGACGCTCAATGGAGTTCATAAAGGTAGCAATCTCTTGGTCAGCTTGCTTGACTTGTAGCGGGTCGGAACTGTCATACGCCTTAGCGAGCCGGTCGTTGAGCTGGCCAACGTAGTCGGTGAACCGGGTCTCGTCTCGCATGAAGTCTTTAGTCAAACGGTCAAGTTGGTCTGGGCGCATACCAGCTATGACGTTCTCTACAAGATTGTACTGTGCTGATACACGCGGCACATTACCACGAAACAGTAAGCCAGCCCTGAACAACTCATTGACCAGTTTCTTACGAGCAATAACCTTCGTTGCCCGGTCAGTGTAGTCAGCAAGAATCTCGCCAGGGTTTGACTTCAGGTACTTCAAGTACTCTGGCTTCATACCGGCTTCAAGCAACTGGTCTTGCATTTCTTGAATGGTAGCCGACCTGAAACCATCTGTGCCGTCAACATTTTTGATTGGTACAATAAAGATGCTGCGCTCCTTAGTAGGATCATAGCCACGTCCCGGTACGTTCACGAGACCAGGCTTTGTCACATCGGGTCGCCCACCAATGTCAAAGCCAAGCCTATCCGCGATACTCTTGCCCTGCGCGTCCTTGAAAAGGTCTGTCCAATCTACATTGTCCTTGTCCATAGCCTGCTTGTTGAAGATGACGGGATGGAACTCGTTTAGGTAATCTACCGGTAGACCCTCTTCGACAAAGCGGGCGTGAATGTCGTCAAAGAGTTTGCGATACATCTGTGCGTAGTAGACAGCAGCCCTATCTAACTCGTCAAGATCAGTAGCCCCTTCAAGTTTCTTTGGGTCGATGATAAGTTCGTTGGTTCTGTCGTACAAAGCGCGCTGGTCCTTGTACATAGAGCTGTACTCCTCAAGCCAACCCTTAGCCGCAAGGGTCTCCTCGCCAACGATTTCAGCAAGACGACCAGCCGGATCGCGTGCAGCAGGCGTCATAAACTCCTTGTATGCCTGTGTTAGGTCGGCGTCGTTGGCGTTCTTGACAGATGCTCGTACAAAGTTAGCCCATGCGCCAGACTCAATACCAATATGGTTGAGCAGACGTCCAGGGCCAGTGACACGTGCGCTATTCTTGAGAGCCTGATAACCAACAACCGGGTTCCACTTTGTGCCAAGCAACTTGGGATCCATCTTCAATGCCTCGGCAACTGCGCGGGTCATGTATCCACCCTGGTTCAGATTGCCAAAACGCGAGTCATAGAAGCCGATACCAAGTCCACCACGCAGATCCTTTGGCATAGACATGAATGCTTCTTTGCCAACCTTCTTTCCAAACTCTCTTTCAAAAGCGTCGGACACACCGGCACTCCTACTGTTTAGGTTACCATTTGTCACCTTTGCGGCAAACAGTGTCGCCCTATCCTCAAAAGCCTGCTCCGTCTCGTCAGCCCCACGCTTCGCATAAGTCTTGAAAGTTTCTTTTGCTTGGTTGCCAAGAGTCTCGGCTACACCCTTACGTGTCATGTTATTGGCACCAAAGCGTACAAAGCCTCGCGGACCACCGGCTGACCGAACATCAAGCACAAACGCAGCCGGCAACTTCCACGCCTTCTCAAGTACACCAGCATCCTCGGTCAGCTTTATCTCGCCAAACAGTTCGCCGGCGCCGCGATAGTTTTTCACATCGTCCACAAACTGCTGCATGCTTGGACGCTCTGCTGGCTTGGATTCAGTGACACCAAGAGACTCGGATAGGAAGCGTGATGTTTGTGCTGCGCCCGGCACACCTTGTAATCTCTGTTCTATGGCCTGTTCGCGCTCTTCCTGCGTACGCACTCTGCCGTACAAGTACTCGTCCATACGGTTATTCAACCAGACGAGTGGGTTGATCTCACTCTCGGCGGCAGTGCCTACCGTGTTGACAACCTGTTTCATTCCAGCATTTATAACGGACATTGCCTGGAATAGACCCTTGACTACAGGATTGTCAATAGCCTCGGCTGCGCCTTCTTTTAGATAACCAAGTAGACCTCGTGGTCTCTCCGCCTCAACACCCAAGATACCAGCGGCTGCCTGGTCACGCTCTAACCGACGTACCTGCTTTTCAAGATCAGGTTCTCCGCGTAAACGACGCTCTTGTGGTGACAACCCAGAAAGGTCGTTGATGAGCACCGGCTTGATCTCCGGCGCGGGCAGTTGCCTACTCGAAGTTGCAAAGTTGAGGTAGTCAAGCCATGATGGATTTTCGGCCATTGGCTGTCCTACTTTCTACTGGAGATTGATACGCCGGGTTTGTTGAGGTTGAGAACTGGCGGTGGTGACTTCTTGAACGGCTCTTCAGACGGAGCGCCGATCACGAGTGTCGGCTTTGCCGACAAAAGTGGCAAGCTTGTTGTGCCACCCGTGCCACCAGTACCACCCATGCCAGCAATCATTTGATTGTATACACTACCGAGCTGGGAGTAACCCATCCCGGCGTATGGGTTAGTAGGCTTACTACTTGTTCCACCTGGATCTTTTGACAAAAGCAAGGCCGTAATCTTCTTTGGGTCTCCCGTGCCTAAGATAAACTGAGTGGCAAGCAACAAATCACTGTTGCTCGAAATGTTTGAGAGTTGCATTGTAACAAGCTGCTCAAGCTGTGCCGGCGTAGGCTTAGTTGCTTGCGCCACCCCAGCAAGTTCGTTGATAATCGCCATTACATTGTAGATAGGAATAGCCGCAGTAATCGGTTGTTTCGTGGTTGGGTCTTCGGTTACGCGGAATACCTGACCATCCTGTACATAGAACTTACCCTGGAACTTCTGACCCTTGATGTGCGTTGCTGTCTTGGGGGTCGTTGGCTTATTAGCGATTAGACCACTGACGTATGAAGCAAACTTGGTTTGTGATCCCTCTGCCTGCGCTTGTGCTTTTTGCTGCTCAGGTGTCAATGGTGTAGGCTTCTCGTTAGCCTTAGCCAGCGCGACTCGAGCCTTTTCAAGAGCCAACTGATTACGCAAATCAACCGCGCCCTTTGCCTCATACTCACGCATAGCATCAGCAAGTTTCTGTTCCTCGGTACGGGTATCGCGGCCAACCTGGCTAGCAGCCGTTTGAGCCTCAAGCAATCTCATAGCGTTCTCTAACTCAATGTCTGACTTTTGTGTAAACATCTCAAGTTCGGCCAAGCGCCGGTCGCGTTCAGTGGTTGAATCTGCAGCACGTGCGGCAGCAAGCAACTCAGCACCCTTGAGGTCATAAGCTTGTCTCATGCGCTGAATCTCTTGATACCCAGCCATCTCGAACTCACGAAGTCTATCGCGTTCTTTCTGCTCGCGATCCGCAGCAGCCTGAAGCGCACGAGTCTCAAGAGCAGTTTGTAAGTTGATTTGCTGTCCCTGCAACTGGGCGGCGGTAGCGGCGCGTTGACCGGCAAGCGCCTGTGAATACAAACTTTGTGCCAGACCAGAGATACCTTGCGCCCCGGTGATGTAGCGAGCATCAGATGCACCTTGCTGACGTGCCGCCAGTATGGCGTCCTCTTGCGCGGCTGTCGCCATACCAGGTGCGTACATTGCACCAATAGCACCAAGAGCGCCGGACGCCTGTAGTTGCTGACGTTGAGCCAACTCTTGATACTGCCGCTGAACTTCTTGTGCGGTCATCTGTGAGGCTTGTTGAGCAAAAGCAAACTGGTTCTGTGTGGCAGCAAGTGCTTGGCTGTATCGGTTGCCCAAGTCTTGTACCTGTGTTTCCAGTACGGTGCGCTCTCTCGGAGACATACCAGACACAATAGCATTAGCAAGTTCGTTTACCTTGCTTTGGTACTGTTGTTCAGCAGCAGCGACCGAAGCGGTAGAAGTATCCTGAAACGCTTGAGCGGCTGCCATTGCGCGGTCAGCGTCTGACATTCCGTAGTTGATTGGATCAGCCATTACTGCCCCGTTCCTGTGAGCTGGTTAGCCAGCGTTGTTGCCCGTGTTAGTTGCTCTTGGTTACGACGAATCTCTTCTTCGTAGGTAGACAACTGTGAGGTTAGTGTGCGCTCAAGTGCGGCGAGTTGTCTATTGCGATCGCTAATCAAGGATGTGCGCTGCATGGCCGGCGCTGCCATCGCTGCTCGACGTGCTGCAACCGACAGGCCAGGAGCGCCAGAGATACCACGAGCGCCTAATGATGCCTGAGCCTTGACTTGCTGATTGTACATCTCGCGCCCTGCCCTGCGAATCTGGGGTTCGTAGGCAGTAGCTATCTCGGATCGCTGTTGCTGCGACTGAAGGCGCGCCGCCTGATCCTGTGTTGCTAAACGACGTAGAGCTGAGAGGTAGTTGATCTGGTCTTCTGTGGCGCCGCCCATTGGGATAGTCGGGGCTTGATAACCTATACCAGAAGTATTTGGGGTAGTCTCGGGTAAGCCCGTGTAGTTGCTTGGCGTGCCGGACGTTGTTGCTGCAGTACCCCCGCCAGCAGACTGAACTTTGTATCCCGGGATATTGTCCATCGCCCACCACGTGCTGTACTGGCCAGCTTGTGCCTCATAGCCATAGTTGACAAAAGTCTTTGCAACATCAGTGTAGGACATGCCAGTTAGGTCAACGCCATACTGGTTTTTTAGTCTCGCTACTGCATCTAAATACTGTTGATATGTCATTAGGCACCAACCTCCCCAACTATCATAGGTGTCCCGACAATCATAGGATGACCCCCAACAGGACAAACCCCAGGTCACCGTTTGTCAAGCGCTGAAAGACGGCCTGGTCCCCGATGGTTACGGTCGTGTTGACCGCACGAAAGGCTTGCGTCTTGTTGTCTATGGTAGCTGTCCCTGATCGGGTTATGGCGTCGTATGCGCTAACCTGACCACGGCGCAGACCGATTTCCTGTTGTAAATCCTGCTTGAACAGGGCCAACCTCTTGTCAACGCTGTTTAGAGTTAGGCGTACAGATTCGTCCGATGCTCCGCGTATCATGGCTTGTTAGGCTTCCTTCCGTGTGCGTAAAATGTTACAGCCTCAATCTCGGCGCTCCCCTGAACGACAAACGCCACCTGCGCCTCAAGAGACGGGCCGTGGGCTGGGTAGAACTTCTCACCCCTGAAGTTTGCAGGAAAAGGGTAGGCTGTAGCCGGGCTGTTGGTTATGGTGTTTGTGCCGGGGGCCGTTAGACCAGGTATAATCCAGGGTGCGGAAGTCATTGACTTGATAGCAAAACTGCTGGTTCCTCTAAACCGCAACCCCACGCGGTGCCAGAATGTCTTGTCATGGGGATCGTCGCCACCCCGTACAGGACGAGTTATAAGGGTGAGGTCAACCGACGTACCGTTGATTTTTCCAAACTCACCCTGTGCTGCGCCTGTTGGCTGCATGTTGTATCTCCATACCTGCTTGTTGGTACCGTCATTCCAGATGAAGTAAACACAGTTTCCAGTTTCGTGCATGGAGATGGGGCCGGCTATTGCTCCCGTTAGCGTCGTATCTGGTAAAACAAACTCTGTCCACCCACCGCGTTCACCGAACTCGCGCAGCACAAAGAGTTGGTTTAGAGCACTAAACAGCAAGTACTTGTCCCAAGCTACGAGGTTATCGGTGCTGTTGGCAAACGATGTCTGTGGGAACATGATGTTTTCACTTATGTGGGTTACGCTCTGTGTATTGGTCTGCCAGACAAGTGAGTTCTCGTCCAAGAAACAAACAGTGCCAGTAGCCGGCCAAACCTTTACGTGATTGAACGCGCCACCCGCGTTGGCAAAACCACGAGTACCAACACCGCCGCGTACAAGTTCCACTACAAAGTTTAGAGCAAGCTCTTCTTCAAGAACCACACCAGCGCTCGTGCCTCGGAGTAAGAAAATACCCGAGTCGTTACTGATAGTCTTTGTCAAAACAAGTAGTCCCTGCGGAACTACAACCATTGCAGTAATCTGGCTATCTGGCTGACCCAGAGTGAAGACAGCCAATGGATCAAAAGTTGTCGGGGACTCGGGGTTACTGAACCATACAGCATTTCGTATACGGGCGCTATTGGACGAGGAAAGGGGTAAGCCCTTTTCAATGTCAGCATTATCTCGGTAGTACTCAACATCACCCAAAATAAGCTGCCCGTTCCAGAATGCCCCAACGTTGGCGTGTGGCACATATCCCTTTGCCGGTGGCTTTACGCCGCCCTCTGCGCTAAATGGAGTTTCTCCGTATGCGTTATAAGCTCGTACCACAACCCCGATCTCGTCACCCGAGACGCCAGTAAATGTAGCGGATGTAGCACCAGCAGCTGCCGTTGCTTTCAAAACTCCCGTAGAAGAATAAATACGAAAGCCTAAGATGGGGCTACTGCCGGGCGAGGTTACCCCCCAGTTTACCGTGACCGTTCCTGCTGCAAATGTTGAAGTAACGCCAGCCGGTGCGCCTGGCACATAACCAGGGTAGATCGCAACGGCGCCAGCCCCGTCAATGACACGCCAAGCACCTATGCTTGATGACGTGTCAGCCCAGATAAAAATAGGTCCAGCAGTAGCGCCAGTACCGAGGGTGTAGGCCTGGTTGATGAGTAGCGCTGGGATAGTGCGACCACTTGCAATAGTGGCCTGCTGAAATGATACGTCTGTAAGAAAATGTGAATCCGCAGACACAGTAAGAGTAGCCGTGCCGTTAGAGGACGTAATACGGGTCCATGATGTTGAGTTTACTGTAGTAAAAGTAGAACCAACATTTGGCGCTGTGCAGTACCAGACCTCTCCGTTGTCCTTGATACCAACCACGAACTGTGATCCGTCTGCCGCAACAAGAGGGCGTATCTCTCTAAATCCAGCCTCCGTACCCACGCGCTGTAGTGGCGGCTGCGACCGTAACACATAATCCTTCACCAAAATAAAACCTTTGATGACAGACCACTCGTTTGGCTGAAAGTCCTCAGGTGCGTATGTAAACTTCTGCCCGCCGCTGAAGTCATTGATAGTAATCTTCTTCACCGGCTACACCCCGTAGTTTGTGCTGCGTCGTCCCCAGATACGTTGGCGCCCACCGAGACGGAAGATGCTACGATCGCGCTCGCTTAGGTAATCTTCCTTCATTTGCTCAAGACCATTGCGATACTGTGCGTTGTAGAAAGCACGGCGTTCGGTGTCGTCACCTTCGCGGTATAGAACTCGTACTGCCGCGCCGTAAGCAATAACAGTATGAAACTTGGCTTCAAAAGTTGGAGTGTCGGTGTTATTGACAAGCTCAACCGGCTCGCTGAAATAGCGAATCGTCACAGTCTCCGGCATGCTGGGTGTTGGCCAGAACTGGATGTTGCCTCGCCAGGTATTGTACTCTTGCGGGTTATCATTGATCAGTGGGCCAAGCGTGTCATCGACAGAGTACCGGCTACGTGGCTTCAACTGGCGGCGATTGGAGTCGTTGCTTAGTACGGCAACCGAGGCTATTGATACCTCGCCTACGCCGGCTGGCAGGGTGTAGCTGTCTGTGCCGGTGACCAAGTTGAGAGTGGCCTCATTGCGGAGGAACGGCCAGTCAGCCTCACGCATGATTTCAAGGTAGGCTTCATTGATGAAGATGTTTAGGTCAGCGTCGGATACAATGTCCGTGCTGGCTATGGCTACAAGTGAGCGAACGTGGGATCGCAGTTGTGAAAGGTTCAAGGGGGTCGCCTCCTCAACTATGGTAAGTGTCCGACAAAGGGTAAGCCCCCGACAGCCGAAGCCATCGGGGGCGCCCTAACTCAATCAGCGACTATGCGCGGTTGAGCTTACCGTGAGCACGGCGGTTGTTTGTACCGAAGCACAGAACAGAAGCCAGCGGTGTCACTGAATCAAGTGTTCCAGTGATTTGCTGGGCAGGCATTGCCTTCATAAAGTTACCACCGAGGTAGCGGGCTACCAGGTAGTCAGTGTTCACGAAGTAAGCCGTGTTGACCGGAGCGTCTGGATCGAGACGAACAGGGATTCCGTCAAATGCCAACTCACGGAAGCGTGAATCCGCTGATCCGAGAGGTGCGTTGTAGGTCACCTTGTTGTCGAATGAGTTCTCGTACTCGGAGAACACGTTGCGACCCGCGATGATTGCGTTTGGACGCTCTCCTGATGCGACATAAATGTCGTCAGAGATTGTACGGAACGCTGTGATGATGTCCTGTGAGGCAGCAAGAATGGTCTTCTCGGTTGCCTTCCAGTATGTCTTGATGGCAGCCACAGTTGCTGTTCCGCCTGATGCGGTTGTACCAGCAGTTGCACCTGGTGAAACGTAGGTGAATGTGGTTGCAGCAACAGCTGTGATGGTCCAAGTTCCGTTGTATGAACCTGAGTCAAGAGTAGTACCAGCAACAACTACTGAGTCACCAACGATATAGTCGTGGGCACCAACAGTGATTGTAGTATTGTCGGAAGCATCACGCTCAATGTCTGTGATGTTCTCAACAGAGTTACCACCACGGATACCACCAACGGTACGTGCAGTTGTTGTTGTGAGGGTGTCAGAGTTTGAGATAACCTCATCGAGAGTGTTGAATGCGCCTGCTCCGGCTGAACCAGCGGTGTGAAGAACAGTAGCGATCTTCTTACCGTGGCCCTTGACAGCTGCGTCAAGGTGTGCCTTTGCAAGTGATACAACAGCTTCTGGACCAGAGTTCATTTCAAGCTGCTTGAACTGGACGCGAACCTTAGATACAAGTGGTTCTGCCCACTCGTACTTGGCTACACCAAGAATGTCAGATGACACGCCGGTGTTGAAGGTTCCTGATGCATCTGTGAACACTGTTGAAGAGTCATCAGCTGCAATGATTGGGAATACAACAGCAGGTCCTGTTGTAGATGATACGTTTGACTTGAAGAAGTCAAGCGTTGGGTGTGCTGTGAGCACGTTGTCTACGAGTTGCTTCTCGATCTTTTGGATCGTAGCAGATAACAACTCGTTGAAGTCTGCTTGGCCGAGAGCCATGTTTGTTTCTCCTTATAGGGTCGGGGTTGGAGGCTTACTGTTTAGAAGTAAGTTCCTGGAACGCTGCCCAAGCTGCGTCCTCAATGTTGCTCGGCGGTCGACTTGCGGATACCGAGCCACCCGTTGACTTCGCTGTGATAGCGCCAGTGGCTTCCTTCTTTGCAGAGACAGCCACCTTCTTAGTGGTGGAGGTCTTCTGCGACTCTTCGAACTTCAACGCCTTGTAAGCAATCTTGAGGTTCGTCAAGTTATTGTCGAGAGCATACCTCAACAGGTTCAGTTTGGCTTCTACCTCTTGTGTAGGATCGAAGTTCAAACGGTTCTCTGTCTTGATTTGCGCCCACTGGTTCTCGTACCCCTGTATCAGAGCAGCTTCTTCAGTTTGCTGTTTTGCAAGTTCGTCCTGTTGTAGACGCTCCTGCTCAAACCGGTTCAACCTGTTCTTGAGTTCAGAGAGTTCGCTTGATGACTTTGTTTCCTCGGCCCACTTCTCCCGTACGTCTTTGGTTATGCCAAAGGTTTCAAGGAACTTAGGATCGAGCTTCTCCGCCTTAGCGAGTTCTACGATCACCTGTGAAATCGTCAGCGTTGGGTCTTCGGTGGATGCCACGAACCCGCTAACAACCTCGGCCTGATTAGCCTGCCACGCCTTCGTCAGATTCTCGACATACTCAACTTGTGCTTGAGTAGCCTGGCGCTCTGCATCAAATGCTTTGCGTTCGTCTGCGAGTGCCTGTGTCTTGCGGGTATAATCCGCCTGACGCAGTGTTGCTTCCTTGACAGAGACTTCCGTCCCGTCTGGGAGAACAATGACATCGCTTTCAGTTACAGCAATGGGGCTTTTCGAATCTGCCTGACCATCGCTGCTCTCGTCAGCCTCTGCAACCTCTTCGGTTTCAGCTACCGCTTCTCCATCGGTCTCGGACTCTTTCACCGCCTCGGTGTTTTCGTCCTGCGCTTCTACCGCTTGTTCTACTGCCGGTACTTCGTCAGTTGGCTGTTCGGCCTTTGAAAGCTCTGACAATGCCTCCGTGAATAGATTCTCGAAAGTTGTTTCTTCTGACACAGTTCTGTCTCCTTACCCGAGTGACTCGTAGCTGCGTGTGTCGCATTGCGATACGCACTATGGCTTATTCGGCTACGAGGGTACGCCAGAACAGCGTCCCTCAACTATAAGTGTCTTGTCCGACAGGTTACAGTATTGCTTCGCCAGCAGTCGGCGGAACTTGTTCTGTGCCAAGCGCGGCCAAGAGTTCAGGCGGCAACTGTTCAGCCCCCATTGGTAGGGCTTCTGGACCCGGTGCTGCTCCAAGCGCGGCCAACTCTGGCGGCAAACCACCGGCCATTGCTTCCGGTGGCATACCTTCTGGCGCTGCCGGCATAGCTGGCGGTGCTGGTGGTGGAGTGCGCTTCAAGAACTGATCTGGATCATAACCCAAATCACGGACGACGTGGCGCATTGCTGGTTCTGGGTCGTATCCAAACGAGACCAAAGCTGGCAAGACAACGCTAAGCATCTCGATCGCTCGGGCCTGCTTGGTTGCTGGGTTGACCGCAGAAAGTGACCCACCCTCAACGCGCATATCAAACTCGCCGGTCAAGACTTCGTTGTCCACGTCAGACCAAATGCCACCATTCTGACCAAGCAGACGGATAACCCGACTCTCAATCAAGAACTCTTGGCAGAGTCTAATCATCTGGTTGAAAATACCACTTGCAGCCTTCTCAACCGCTTGCTGCTTATCCTTTGCACGGAGAGTTGCTACCCCGTCAACAACTGCTGCTGCGTATGCGCTCATACGATCCGCGCCTACACCACCAGCCTGGAAGTCATTGATACCAAGCACCTGACGGATAGCGTCTTCGAACTTAGCCTGCGCACCGTAAATGTCTGCCGGTAGTGGTGCGCGTGGCAGAGCGGTGATTGCGTCTCTTGGCATGATACCATTGATAGGTTCCATCTCAACAACCACGTCAGGTTCGTCAGACTCTAACCGATCGCGGCTATCTGCATCAAAAAGTCCCTTGACAGTGACGTACTTGTTACCGGCACGGCGCATGTTGTCAACCTGCTCGGTAAAAGTCTCGTTCATCTTCTCTTGCAGTGAGGCAATGTTCTCCAAGTCACCAAATGACCAGATCTCATTACCACCATCAGAGAAGTTTCTCATGTGAATAAAGGGTGCGTGGCGATGTGAGTATGGAATCTCACCACGGTACAGCGGCTCGGCCATGCCAAGCTGCAAAACTGTCAGTGTTCTGGTACGCATGTCGTAGAACTCGTAGATAGTTGCTGTCTCGTAGATCAATGGTTCCAAGATTGACTGGTCTCCGCGCCAGTTGTCCTTCTCACGGGTATCAATCAGACCGTCTGCTACGACATCTTTGGTATTTTTCAGTGTCTTGTTCGCCTTGATTTCGTCAACAGGTAGAACAATGCGCTGTGCTACCCATCGTGTCTCTTCAATGCGGCGTGCATTGTGTGGGAAGTAGATATCGTAGGGGCTGACGTACTCAACATACGGCTCATCTGCCTCAACTCGCTTGTCTGTCAGCGCAACAAACTCAACCAACTTGGAAACTTCTTCCATTGGCCGGCCTTCTGCTGCGGCAAGCCCAACTTCTGCAGCCATAACGCCTTGTAAGTCACGCTCAACGTCCTCAACGGCGCGTGGTGTCTCCTCGATCATGGACTTCCAGCCGATTTTGCAAAAACCATTACCCAAAACTACCATGTCCTGCGCCATGTCCCGCAAAACCGAGGTGGCATTGGTGCGCATCCAGTAGTACTGGGCTACTGCTTCGGCTACTTTGGCTGTTACTTCGGCTTGTTCGCCACCCTGGTAGGGGACAGCGACCGGCTTTGGGTCTCTGGCTACAACAGAAGCAAGGATAATGTTCAAATGTGGCAGTACCATGTTGATAGTTTCAAGGTCTGCTGGGTGCAGCCGCTCAAAAATGGTGCCAGCTACCGTAGATTCACCCAGAGGCATCGACTTGCCAGTACGATACAGCGCTTCAAGCGAACGAAACCAGCTATGGCGCCACTTGTAACGCAACTTAGCATCGTCAATGAGTTCTTGAATCTCGTTGAGTTCATACGGTCTGACCTTTTCAGCCACGGTATCTCCTTGATCTATTGGCCGCCCGGCGGTATTGCGACCAGTAACGGCGGTTTGCTCGTTCTTCAACCCGTCTCATCTCATCCACCTCGCCGTACAGGATGTTGAAGTCGAGTCGGTTAGCGCCATCCACAGCCGTCTCAACTATCTGACCGCTCCCGACAGGCGTAATCTCCTCAATGAGGACGTAAACCCCAATAGCCAGGGACATAACCAAGTCGTCATGGCAACCAACGTCAGCAGCCGTAGTGCCGTTCTCCCTGCGGACATAAGTACTCAACTCCTCGCGCAGCTTACCGTAGACATTCAGCAACCTCGGTTGCTCGCTTTCGTCCGGTGCGATGTACTCGGCAAGACGGTTGATCACCAGCGGCTTGGTCGTTCTGGTAGTTGGGAAGCCAAAGATCGGGGCACGCTTGCGCTTTGCCGCAGCCGGTGGTAGATAGCGATACATGTTCTGATAGTTGTACCGATTGCGCAGGTTGTCAATGATGGATACGCCAATACCACCAGCATTTTCAATGACCATCAAGGCAGCAGGTTGGTTTGGTCCCTTGAAGTAGCGACCTATCAAGTCCAGTTCCCCTGCCCAGTCGCCTGGCTCAATGGCATTGCTGTGGTAGTAACCTACGATTTCTGGTGTGCCATCTTCGAGTACCTGCAAAATGTGAGCTGCCGAGTAGTCGGCACCAACACCGAGAGCAGGGTCAGCAGCTACAACGAACTGTCGAGAGAAGTCAATCTGGTCTGGGTGGTAGGCAAGTGACAGTGGCGCTCGTGGTCCATCGCTGGGATCCTCCAACTCAAAGACAAGACCTTCGATACCGTCGCTAACCCAGCCGGTGTACTCAAACTCTGGGCAATCTTGCTCGGCTGGTATCCAAGAAAAGCGGGGACGGCCAGACTCGCGGAACGCTTCCTCGTCCGTGCTCGGATACTCTGCATAGAAAAGCCAGGGTTCGGAAATGAACTCCCGCTTCTTGTGTTCGTACTGTTCTGGTGTGATGAGCCTTGACGAGGACCACGGCTCAAAGATGGATGTAAACTCGTTCTGCTTTCTCTTACCTTCTCGGTAGATCTTGGCAAACATGTTGTTACCACCACGAGCAGTCGAGATGATAATCAATCTACCACCGGCGTCAGTAGTCGGCTTGATAGTACGATAGGTGTTGGCTGGGTCTTCCATCAGAGCAAACTCGTCAAGGATCACAAGCGATGCAGTTTCACCAGCACCAGCAGTCTTCGTACCAGCAAAGGACTTCAATCGGTTAGTCGTACCGTCTGCGAACTTGAAGGCCATCTGCTTGGCTGCGTCTCCGTCAAGCTCTGGTCCCCTTGCCTTCAACCACTCTGGCAAGAACGAGTACATAAACCTTGCCATGCCCAAGTTCTTGTCCGCGCTGTCTTGGGACTTTGAAATCAGTAGGATGTTGGCACGCGGCTTGAACAAGCAGTGCCAGAGTGCATAGGCCATTGCCAGTGTGGTAAAGCCGAGCTGACGGGCTTTGAGAATGATAGTGAAGCGATCCTGCATGTAGGCACGCAGCGCGTTCTCCTGGTAGTCCCACAGACCAAAAGGCTCACGGCCTCGTGGGTCTCGCTCCGACTCAATCCAGACATACGTCCTAATGAAGTACTCTGGGTCGGCAGCACACTTTCGGAACTCTAACTCATACCAGAGTTTTTCGAGTTCGACAATAATGGGCGCAGATACGGCAACTGTCATTGTGACTCATTGCCAGGCACAAGCACAGCCTTACGTTTCTCTAA